GCGACTTCGGAGCATTTCTTTCGACCCAACCGCGATTGAATCCAGGCCGTCCTATTGCGTCACCTGCTTGCATATTTGGTTCATTAGGCGCAATTTGTTGCAGAAGCCCTTTCAGTCGATTTTGTGCCACATCCATGTCTTGCTCGCCGGGCTTTTTCTGCATCAACGCCCCAAGAGCGTCCATCGCTTGGCCTTCTACTGGATTGATCAACCCCATCCAGTCAATCTTCATCGCATCCATAACCATGTCTTTCAACATGGCTTTCCATTTCGTCTTGACGGACAAAAACGCAACGCCCATTGATGCGTCGATTACGTCGCCAACAAACTTGATTTTATCCGGGAGTTCATTGAACTTGGCCAATACCGCGTTGATTTCCGACACCATCAATGTCAGCTTCGGAAGTATGGCTTCGCCAATTCCCCTTCCGATAGATTTGATGTTGTCAAGCAACGTTGATGTTTGCCCCTCGAACGTTTGGCTCATTTCAATCATCATTCCGGCAAAGTCACCGCCTTCTGATGTCATAGCCTTCAACGCTCGCTCCAAGTGGCCGAAGTTCACTTGGCCTTTTTCAACTGCCTCCCTGACGTTACCGAACTCTTTGGCCAGTTCTGCGGATATGTTGATTCCGCGTCCCTGAAGCTGATTGATGTCCTCCATGAACAAGCGGCCCTGAATGCGAGCCTTGCCATAAATTTCCGCCAGTTCCGTCAATGGTATTCCCATTCCAGACGATAGTTCACCGAGTGTCTTGAGCTCAGTGATTACGGTTCCAGCGTCTCCACCAAACGCCAGCAACTGCTTCGCCGCCTGTGTGATTTCCATTGACTCAAAAGGCGTGCTAGCTGCAAACTTGTTTATCTGATCCATCACCCTCGCAGCTGATTCGGCAGATCCTGTAAGAACTTTAAACTGCACAGACGCGGTTTCCGCAGACGCTGCAAGCCCTACAGTTCCAGACGCTAAACCCAACATGCTGGATGCTGACGATTTGAAAACATCCACGATTGCAATGCCGGAAACGATCTTCGTAACGTCAGCCGCGAAGCTGCGAGTTTCCCCGCGTGCTTTAGCTAGCCCGCTTTGAAACTTCCGCCCATCGACGCCGAGCCTTGTTACAAGATCGCCAGCAATGACTGCCATCAGTTCATTCCTGCTAGAATTCGCAGATGAGAAGCAATGGCTATGGCGCTTTGCTTAGGCGACAAGGCTTTCAGTTTTGATCGCTTTTTGTGTTTTGCAATCCACGGCATGAAATCACGGTCTTTCATTTCCTGCCCCATAAACGCCGCAATCATTCTGCCGATCTTTGTAAGAATCCGGCAGACTGGCTCACTTGTTCCGATCGGTTCAATCATGTCCTTTGCGCACCACTCATCGAATTGCTGGTGCGACATCTGCGACAGCATCCCATCCACGTCAGTCGTTCTTGCGACGTGTTCAGCCAGCCGAAGTGCCGTCAATCTTCGAGGGCTGCGTCTGAGTTTTTTGCGATCTTCTCGATATCTTGTTCAGAAAACCCTGACAGGTCCAAAGCCACGTTGACAAGTCGCTCAATTACATCGCCGCGCCGCTTGCCAAGTTGCTCAATCTGATCTGCCGTGAACAACTGCACGCCGTCATCATTTCGGCAGCACTCGACAAGAATCCTTTCGCGAACCTGCAACTTGTGCTTTGCTCGTTTCGCCTCAGATAGCTGACTCTGCTTGTCTTCCCATGCAGACCGTTCCCGGGGAGTCATGCCCCACACTGGAATAACCATGCCTGGCCCAAGCTCCGGAACTGGTACGTCTTTTTTTGCTTGGGATAGTTCTGGTGCACTCAAAAACTGTTCGGCCGTTGGAATCACTCTCATTCGTCATCCTCTTCGGTGTCGTCGTCGTCCGGCTCGATCCAATTCGGGCCGGGAATATCGTTGCCGTTTTCGTCGTAGCCAAGAATTTCGCCGTTGCGAAAACGCTCACGGTCTTCAGGATCGATCGCACGGGCGAGCATTTCACGAGAAAGCAATACGGCATCTCGATTCGCTCGCCAGTTTTTACAGACTGCCTCAGCTTCTTCGTCAGCTGGCTCACAGTCGCCATTGCCAACAAGCAATTGCGCCCCGCGCCGATCGACTTCAACGATAGCCCCGAGCTTCCAAAATGGCTGCCCAGAGCTTCTGTCGATTTGCTCCGCGTATTCCGGCGTATCAAATGCCGCAGCCACGCCGTTGTCTGATCGCACAAACTTGATTTTCAAGGCCGACTCCGATTAGGTTGAGTAAGCGAGCAAGCCGGTAATTTTGAGGCTCACGTCAGCCTTCAATCCGTCATTCATCGCCCCGGTGAAGCCAAACCCAACGCCCGCGGACGTAAACTGCATCGCGGCCGCTGTGGCCGCTGTGGTCGTGATGTTCCAAACACATGCAGCAGGAGTCGTCACGAGATCCGTAATCGCCTGATGTCCGGCCAAAGTGTCGTCGTAGAAAATGGTAAACCCGAAGTTTCCGCCTTCCGAGTATCCTGTTTGGCTGTACTCTTTTCCTGCTCCGGATGTGTCGAGCGTCGTGGCGTCAAAGGTTTCCGATTCTGCTCCGTCGTGATTGAAATCAGTGATTTGAGCGACAGCCGTCAATGAGGCTGATATTGTCTGCTTGATGATCGTGCCTTTGCACCGAAGTTTGGCCATGTGCGTTTTCCTTATGTGTTGAACTGAACATCAAGATCCAGCGTCACGACATGGACGCCAATATCAGAACCATCCTGCGGCAATTCGTAGTCGTCGCTTTCGTCATTCATGACGACTGCGCCGATCGTGTAACCTCCAGCCGCTCCTGTGTAGTCATCCAAAAACACCCTGACTGCGTTCGCTAATTCTTCCGATTTAACGCTCGTTGTTGCCCTGCAGTCGATGTCGAAGTTGATGAATCGTAGTTGCCCCGAACTGCCGTCCATGCTTGGGTTTTCTTCACTGCTCATCTGAGTAATAACGATGTGTGGAAAAGTGGCTTTCTGTGGTGCCTTGTTGACGTAAATTCGCGACCCGCAAATTGCGTTGACCGTCGATTCGTTCGCCAGCAATGAAACCAACCCGCTTTTCATAACCGCTTTCTGGCCTGCCTAACCGTTTCTTTCCAAATGCCTTTTTCTATCCCACGTCGGATGATCTCATTCAGCTCGCCTCTGGCTGACATCAGCACATCAGAAACGCCTACTGCCTGCTTCGGCATTCTGCCTGTTCTTTTGCCTGCCCGCGTTCGCCGTTGTCCGGTTCCAACAAACCACCAATGAACGTTGCGAGCCCCGATTCCAACTCCCTTTTTGCCACTTCTGTCTTTGTCCGATTCTCTTTTGCGGGCCACGCCTGCCCCGACCTTTACGCCAGCCACGCCACCATTAAATTTTGTTTTGACCGACCGCGATTTGATTGCCTTGCGAACGGTCTTGTATCTGCTTGGAATGCTCGCTTTGACTTTCTTAACTGCAAGCCTGCCAGCCTTTGCAAGCCCCGGTCTTGCTATCCTGTTTGCCATTCCTTTCGACAGTTCGCGAAACACTTTGTCGAGTTCGGCAACACCCGTCACCGCAGACATCACACCACCTTACGACGGGTCAAAATCTGAATTTCCTCATGGTCCATATTCACGTCGATTGCCGTCAGAATCTCGTAAGTGTTGCCCTCATAAATCAGCCGCATGTCAGGAGTCACGTTTTGCAGTGTCTTTGACCATTGCGTTGTCCAGGCCTGATCAGTGTCCGCGTTGACCTGCTGCACTTTCCAGAACTCTCGACCGCCTTTCGTGATGACCTTACAGAACGCGGTGGCGTAGGTTTGCCAGTTGCTTGCGGTCGTCAGATCGACGTGGCCGTGAGCGTCTGGAGTGCCAACAGCTTTCTGAATCGTCACCTTCTTGTCGTACTCGGAAAGGCATGTCATGGCTCAATCTCTGACAACGAGTAACGCTTGTGGTGTTCTTCAATCTCCTTTGCCTCAGAGTCTTTAACAATGAAGTCACAACGAAGTTCAGGGGCTGCTTTCATTGAAAGAATCAACTCCACCCGCGTGCAATGCTCAGGAATCTGAGGAATCAATTGCCGCAAGGTGGCGAGTAAACTTGTTGTTGCTGGCTTCGTCATCCCTGTGCAACTCCGTAGCCAGTCCACGCCAGTTGATTCATGAGCCGGTCATAGACTGCCCGGCTGCCGGTACAGTCTTTCCAGTTCATCTTGCCAAGTTCCTTGATTGCCAGTTTTGCTTCGACTGGAACAGCGGACGCTGCCCCATATCCGCAAACCATTTCAATCTGGACTGCGTTTGGTCGCTTGATCTGAACCATTGGCCATGAGTAGCCAAGTTTCAGTTCAATCTCCGGCGGTGTTTCAATCAAATTTGTCCAATAGTCGCCGGCTGGCAACGTCTGCAGCGTTTCTGATTCGTCGTAATACTTCACAAAGTTAATGGCCGACACCGGAGCAAGACGAATTTCAATTTCGTCCTCATCCGGGAAGTCATCCATGTACATCGTCACCGTTTGAGTGATCAGCTTCCGATAGCTGTCGTGCTCGACCTGCTTGCGGCACACTTTCAGCAGTTCCGTCAGCTGCTCGTCGAAGTCACAACCAGTCACGCGCAGAGCGTCTTTGAACTGATCCAGTGTGATTGGCTCAGTCGTCGGCTCTGTCGTGACTTTGTAGGTTGTGCTCATCGTTTCGATCGATGCTTTTTGGCTTGATGCTGCGGCTGCTGCATTACTTGAGTCGTGAACTCAGCAGTACCAGCCATAATCAGAGTTTTCATGATGCCAAGAGGCAGCCGTGAGTCTTGCGACCCCACGGCCCGCCCTTGCCAACCACGAAGGAACGTGATTGTCTGCATGATTACGCCACCAAAATTTCGTTGCAGCCCGCTTCGCTCGCGGATGCTGGTGAAACTTCCGGACGGCTCAGAATGCCCAGAATTGCGACGAATGAACCGGCTGCTCCGTCGCCAGTCGTGGCCGTCACGTCGATGTAACGCTTCTTGCCCTTCAGGTCGATTCGAGCCCGCTGAAACAGATTGTCATCCGTAGCCGATGGCAACGCTGAAGTGCTGCCGTCGATGTTCGTCGACGTTCCCCAGATGAGGCCAGTGATATTTGCGTGACCGCTTCCGGCAGTGTCAGACTGAGTGACAGACAAGGCCGCCATCGCAATGTCGGTTGCTCCGAGATAAACGATAATGTCAAGAAATCGCCAGCCGAGCGTGTCGATTTCGCCAGTCGTAAGTGTGGCGTTGTCGCTGATTGCCGCTGGTGGCGTGACGCTTACCAGTTTTGTACTCAAGTGATTCACTATAGTTTCCCCTTACAGGATGATTCGCAAAGAATGCGGGGCTTCAACGCGAAGCCCCGCGTATCGTGTCAGCCGTCGATTAGCTTCCGGCCATTTCCAGGCCAACGATTGGCCCTGCGGCCGAATTGGTTCCAAAATCGTGGCACACAAAATCGTTTCGGCTAGTTGCCTTCACTGCGATCTGATCGCGTTCCCAAACGGACTGCCCGCCAACGGAAACCTGATCGCTGAATTCGATGTTCATCATGCGACGATCACCAAACTGGCAGCCCAGTGCGAGATCGCCAAAGATGACAGGAATCTGGCTATTTGCCGCCACTGATGGCATGACCTGAGAAAACTCGACTGCGTAGCCGAGAAACTGTGCTGCGATGCCGTTGGCAATGTCGGCCGCAGTCGTTCCGCCAGCAGCCAGAGCCAAAGGCTGCATCACGTTGTAAAAGAACGTGCGATGGCAGGTCCAGCGAGGGCTTGCGGCTGCATACTGTGGCAAAGCGGCCACAACGCTACTGAAGTTCGCCAGCGTCAGTTCGCTGTAGGCATTGCCCGCACCAAGAATCAGGCCCGGAGCAGTTCCAGCCGTCAGCGTGTCAAGCTTCGTGAGAATTCCCACGATGCCGTTAAACGTCGATGTGCCGGTTCCGGTAAAGCCCGCCAAGTCCTCAGCGTAAGCAAATGCCAGAGCGATTTCGCGAATCAATTCGTTAGCAATTGACACTACGGAATCTTCTGACAGTTCGTTGCTCATGCGAGTTAGAACCATCCACTTCTTGGCAACGAGTTTGACTTCGTTCCATTCAGCGTCTGATTCTGTTCCGGCCGTGTTTTCGCCAACTGCATAAGCAGTCAAACCACCCACTCGTCGCGGAGTCGTCTTCGTTTCCGACTTCATTAACGTTGCCGGAACGAGACGACGAATAACGCCGTACTGTTCAACAAGCCGAATGATGTCGGTTGAAAATTCGTCCGGAACGAAAATGCCAGCCCCGGAAACGTCGCCGCCGCCTTCACCGTGGACATTCATCAGCCCGTTCTGCTGACAGAACTCAACCGAGCTGTAAAACTGGAACTTGCCAGGCATACACATTGTGGCGGTGGCAAGTGCCCACTGGCCGAAGCGGTAAGCACGCTCGACTGGCTGCCGTCCTGCTTCGTCAGCGTGCGGAGCAAAGTTGCTTGGGTTTGCTCGGCGGACATTGGCGGGCAACTTGAACGCACCGTTGCCGCCATTTGATGGCATTGCTGGTGCATTAGTGCCAATCATTCTGATCCGGTTCACAAGCGGATTGAGGCGAG